TTATGGAATAGATTACACTGGGCTAAAGATAATTTAGACGGCGTACAAAGCGATTATAGAGTAGTATGGGAAGATCCTGAAGAACCGGATGCACCTGCAAAAGTTACGGTGCCGGATCCGAACTGGTTGGCATGTGCTTTACAAGGTGGTATACTTCCACCGGTAGAAGTTTATTGGGCTTTGGCTGAAGATGAAGCAAAACCTGATTTTAAGAAACATACTCGAGGTTATCTACTACATAATACGAAGCCAGTTGATAAGATGACTGAAGAACAAGCGATTGAATACTTAATTATGAAAGACATTCCACAGAGAGTGTGGAGAGATTATGAAAAATCTAATCGTAGAAGATTAGTAATTTGTAAAAAACAAAATCTACCAAGTCATAGAACGTGGCGTAATGCTTGGAAGATAAACCAAGAAGTAGCATAAGGAGAGAAAGATGACTACAATGATTCAAGATAAAGATGGTATAATTGCTGCAACACCATCGACCATGCCGTCTGATAGACATTTTCGAAACGCATGGGTATTTGATAGCGCACAAACAGCTATTAGTGAAGACTTAACTGCAGCAAAAGAAATCTTTAAAAATAAAATAAGAGAAGTAAGAGGTCCTTTACTAGAAGCAGAAGATGTCGTTTGGATGAAAGCGGCAGAAGCTAATGATAGTGACGGAAAGGTTGCAAGCGTGGCTAAAAAGAAAAAACTTAGAGATGCGCCTGCAGCAAGTGCAATTACAAGTGCAAACACTATTGATAAATTAAAAGCAGCATGGGATGAGAGTGTTTTAGGAACAAGTCCTTATAAATAGAATAAAAAGGATTTAAAATGGCAACTCCCACATCTAGAGCAACTCTTATAGAGTACTGTAAAAGACGTCTTGGCGATCCAGTTATCGAGATAAATGTTGATGACGATCAAGTAGAAGATCGTGTCGATGAAGCGCTACAGTATTATCAAGAGTACCACTCAGATGCTACTGTAAGAACTTATTTAAAACACCAGATAACAGCCACGGATGTATCTAATGAATACATTACGTTATCTAATAATATTTTATTTGTTTCAAAAATGTTTCCACTAGAAAGTTCGTTTAATCAGTCACGTAATTTTTTTGATATTAAGTATCAGATGATGCTTAATGACATTGCTGATTTAATGAATTTCGCTGGAGATTTAGCTTATTACGAGCAGATGCAGCAATACTTATCGCTTTTAGATATGAAACTCAATGGTCATCCACAAGTTCAGTTTGCGAGGAGACAAAATAGACTGTATATATTTGGAGACTTTGCTGATGGAGATATAAAAGAAGGTGATTTCATAGTGGCTGAAGTTTATACTATAGTAGATCCAAGTGCCCATACTTCAGTGTTCAATGATATGTTCGTGAAAGAGTATACGACTGCTTTAATAAAACAGCAATGGGGGACAAATTTAATTAAGTTTGAAGGCATGCAACTACCCGGAGGAGTCATTTTAAACGGAAGACAGATATATGATGATGCTACTGGTGAAATAGAAGCACTAAGACAAAGAGTTAGAGACGAACACGAACTTCCACCAGACTTTTTCGTAGGATGACATGGCAACTAATTTATATTTTAGTCAAAAGGTAAGATCAGAACAACACCTTTACGAAGACATCGTTATAGAGTCTTTAAAGATGTACGGGCAAGACGTGTTTTATTTGCCGAGAGATATCGTAAATGAAGATACTATACTCGGTGATGACGTCGTTTCTAGTTTTAACTCGTCACACGTAATTGAAATGTATATCGAGAACACCGAAGGATTCGAGGGTGAAGGAGACTTATTTACTCGATTTGGAGTAGAAATACGAGATGAAGCGACTTTTATTGTTGCAAGAAAAAGATGGGAACAAATCATACAAAGGTACGACAACGAGATAACGAGTACTCGACCATCTGAAGGCGACTTAATATACTTACCTATGTCTAAATCATTGTTTCAAATATCTCATGTAGAACATGAACAACCTTTTTATCAACTTAGTAATTTACCAGTTTATAAGATGAGATGCCAGTTATTCGAATACGCTGGAGAAGATTTAGATACTGGTATCGATACGATAGATGATATTGAAAAGAAATATGCTTACAGGTATATACTTTCTCTGTCAAACCTAAGAGACAGCGCTCAAGCATCAGCAACTTTAAACTCTGGTCAGTTGGCTACTGTTACTATAACTGATAGTGGTAATAATTATTTTGTTGCTCCTACTATTTCGATTATTGATGCCAGTGGAGTTGGCGCCGCTGTAGTTGCTACGGTTGATAGTAATAACGGTAAAGTTAATGGGTTAACAATAACAAACCCCGGAACTGGATATACTAACCCATCATTTAAGTTTACAGAGCCAGCGCCTAATGTATTTAAAGTTGGCGAAACTATTACTAGCCAGAGCGGCTCTACAACTATGAGAGCTGAAGTTGCTAAATATTCAGACTCAGATGATAAGATTCATCTCATACACGCTGGTGCAGATGATGGTAAGTACCATACTTTTGCAGCTGGAAAGAAAATTATCGGACTTACTTCTGGAGCAGGTGGCGTGATTACGCTTGTAGTGGAAGATAATCGAGTATCTGAAAACGAGCAAAACGCAGATTTTTCAACTGGTGCAGACTTTATTGACTTTAGCGAGTCTAATCCATTTGGCGATGTGAGTAATAACTAATGTTTGGCGGGCACTTCTATCATTCAAAAACTAAAAAAGCAGTAGCTCTATTCGGTAGACTGTTTAATAACTTATACGTGATACGAAAGAATTCTAGTGGAGCAGTTATAAGTCAGGTAAAAGTACCGTTATCGTATGCTCCTAAAAATAAGTTTTTAGAGAGAATACGAGAAAATCCTAGTTTAATAGACGACACTCAAGTCTCTATCAAACTACCAAGAATGTCTTTTGAGATTACTTCAATAACATACGACGCGCAAAGACAACTTGCAAAGGTTGGTAATTTTACTTCAACTTCTTCTGATGGAAGTACCAGCAAAAGGCAGAAATTTTTTAATCCAGTTCCTTATTCTATAAATTTTCAGTTGAACGCGTACGCTAAATCTCAAGATGACGCTTTACAGATCGTAGAACAAATACTTCCTACGTTTAACCCGCAATACGCTTTAACAATTAAACCATTTGCAACAGAGTTTCCATCGTTTAAAGAAGACATACAAGTTATAATACAAAGTGTGGCTTTTTCTGATGATTTTGAAGGAGCACTAGAACAAAGAAGAACTATAATATACAGTTTGGACTTTGAGATGAAGTTAAGTTATCATGGTCCAATCGCAGATCAAAGTATTATCAGAACAAGTACGGCAAAACTTTTTGATATCAAAGCTGGACTTAATGATTCTGATATTGGTCTGGAAACTATTCAAGTCACGCCTAATCCAACTTCAGTGATTGGATTAGAAGACAGCGATTTTGGATTTACTACAACAATACTAGATAGTGCGAGTTAAAAATGTTTGAATATAAATGTAAACTAATCAAAGTAATCGATGGTGATACCATAGACGTTGATATCGATTTAGGATTTGGAGTTTGGCTAAGAAAACAAAGAGTAAGATTATATGGTATTGATACTCCAGAATCGAGAACAAGAGATTTAGAAGAAAAGAAATATGGACTAGCGGCAAAAGAGTTTTTAGTAAAATGGACTGGTGCCGGCGAACTGAAAATTAAAACTCATAAAGATGAAAGAGGCAAGTTTGGCAGAATACTCGGAGAGATATGGACTTTTGATACTAATATAAATGATAAGATGGTATACGAACATCATGCGGTTGCGTACCACGGACAGTCAAAAAAAGAAATCCAAGAAGCGCACATAAAGAATCGCGCATTAGTTAAAATATGAGCAAAGATATAGAAAAGTTTCTTCCACCAGAAGAAAAAAATGTTGATAACGATTACAAGTATTCTCGAGATACCTACTACGAGCTTGTAGAAAAAGGTAAAGAGAGCCTTGAACTTATGATTGAAGTGGCTAGGGAAAGTGAACACCCTAGAGCTTTTGAAGTATTATCAGGAATGATTAAAAATATTTCTGATGTTAATGACAGATTGATGGACTTAAACAAAAAGAAAAAAGATTTAGATAGAAAAGAAGAGATAAAAAATATCGCAAACACCACTAATAATCTTTTTGTTGGGTCGACTGCTGAACTTCAAAAGATATTAAAAAATGAATCGAAAATAGTAGATGTCACGCCAAAACCTGAACCAAAATTATCTAGGTAATCCAAATATAAAAAAAGATGGGGTCACCCAAAATTGGACCGAAGAAGAAGTGCGCGAATACGCATTATGCATGAAAGATCCAGTATACTTCATAGAAAAATACGCAAAGATAATTTCTTTAGATAAAGGTTTAGTTGATTTTAATTTATATCCTTATCAAAAAGAAATGTTTAAACAATTTGAAAAAAATAGATTTAATGTCGTGCTCGCGTGTCGTCAATCTGGTAAGTCCATATCAGCATGCGGTTATTTACTTTGGTTCGCGTTATTTCAACCAGAAAAATCAATAGCTATACTTGCTAACAAAGGCGCTACGGCAAGAGAGATGCTTGCGAGAATAACTATTATGTTAGAAAATATACCGTTCTTCTTACAACCCGGTGTTAAAGCTTTAAATAAGTCTAATATTGATTTTAGTAACAATAGTAGAATTATAGCGGCAGCAACTACTGGCCAGTCAATAAGAGGTTTATCAATTAACTTATTATATCTAGACGAGTTTGCTTTTGTTGAACGTGCTGCAGAGTTTTACACATCAACTTATCCAGTTATATCTTCAGGCACAGATACCAAGATTATTGTCACGTCAACTGCAAACGGCATAGGTAATACTTTTCATAAGATATGGGAAGGTTCGATACAAGGAGTAAACGAGTACAGTAATTTTAGAGTTGATTGGCATGATGTTCCTGGGAGAGATGAAAAATGGAAAGAAGAAACTATAAACAATACTTCTCAAGTACAATTTGATCAAGAGTTTGGTAATACATTTTTTGGAACTGGCAACACTTTAATAAATGCTCAAACACTTTTAGATCTAAGGGCATCACAGCCAGTTAAGATTATGGAAAATGGAGACATGCTTATATACAAAGAGACCGTACAAAACCATGATTATATCTTAGTTGCAGATGTAAGTAAGGGAAGAGGACAGGACTATTCTACATTTTCTTTAATCGATATTAGCACAAGACCTTTTGAACAGGTAGCTGTTTATCGCAACAACACTATCTCTCCACTGCTCTTCCCTAATATTATTTATAAATATGCAAACGTCTACAACAAAGCTTATTGTATAATTGAGTCAAACGACCAAGGTTCTGTAGTTTGCAATGGATTATATTATGAATTAGAATACGAGAACGTGCACGTGGAATCAGCTATAAAAGCGAACGCGGTTGGAATAGAAATAAATAGAAAGTCAAAAAGACTTGGTTGTTCTGCCTTAAAAGACTTAATGGAGAATAATAAGATAAAAGTTGTAGATGAACACACGATATTAGAAATATCTACGTTTGAAGCCAAAGGCCAAACTTTTGAAGCGTCTACTGGAAATCATGATGATTTAGTTATGAACTTAGTACTGTTTGGTTATTTTGTTTCATCAGCGTACTTTGCAAACTTGACTGATATTAACATTAAAGACATGATATTTAATCAAAAACTAAAAGCAATAGAAGAAGACATCGTACCATTTGGATTTATAGACGATGGCAGTGAGCAGATAAAAAAGATAGAGATAGAAGACGACCCTCGTCAGCAATGGCAGATAGAATACGATAGAGAGTTGTAAACATATAAATAATGGTAACAATTGAATAATCGTATAATGTTAACCGTATAATAAATCAACTGAAAAGGAAAAGAAGATGGCACTCTCTACACCCTCAGAATCACCCGCGGTTGTCGTTAAAGAAATAGACTTGACTGGTGGCGTGCCAAACGTCCAGTCGACCACAGGTGCATATGTAATAAATTCAAGGTGGGGAACGGTAGACGAGCGAGTTTTAGTGGCAAATGAAGAAGAACTTGTCAATAAATTCGCAGCGCCTAACACCACAACCACCAATTCATTTCATGAAGCAAATATGTTCCTTAAATACTCTAGTAAACTCCAAGTTGTTAGAGCTATTGACGGAGACGCTAAAAATGCTACATCAACAACAAGACAGACTGGTTTGATAACTCCAGCTTCTCTTCAAGAAGTAGTAAAAAATCAAACTAGTTTTAATTCACAGTTATCCGCTTTAGACTCAGATAAGCATACTTTTGTCGCGAAATACCCTGGAGCTTTAGGTAATAGCTTACAGGTTCAGATGTGTCCAGTATCAACTGGAGACTCTGCGTTTTTAGACAACGCAACTTTTGTAAACGAGTTTGACGCCCCTCCAGGGACTTCAAACTTTGCTACTAAAAAGAACGCTACTAATGACGAAGTTCACGTACTAATTACAGACAAGAACGGAGAGTTCACAGGAACTAAAGGCACTGTTCTAGAAAGATACTCGTTCTTATCAGTAGGAACTAACGCTAAAGACGATGCCGGATCCAATATCTACGTAAAAGATGTTATCAACGAAACATCTCAATACGTCTGGATGGTTGGGTTTGACTCAGACATGTCTCACGCTACAGGCGGTAAGGCTGGAGCTGGAACCGCTATCGATAGTGGAGATAACTTCCAAAGAATAACTGGAAGCGCAGCAGTACTAAAGACAGAAATAGACTTTGACTTCGACTCTGGAGTTGACGCCGGTACTTTAAGTACTGGAAATTTACTAGGTACCACGAACGTATCCGGTTACGGACTATTTGAAGATAAAGATCAAGTTGAAATCGATTTCATTATCGCTCCGGGTATGGCAACAACATCAGATACTACTACAGTAGTAAACGCTCTTGTAACAACTGCGCAAAATACTAGAAAAGACTGCGTGGTGGTTACTTCACCTGCAAGAGATGACGTGGTCAATCAGACTAACTCTTCATCAATAGTTACAAATATAGTAGCTACTGCTGATACCTTAACTAAGTCCTCGTACTTAGTAATGGACGGTAACTTCTTAAAAGTCTATGATAAGTTTAACGACCAACTCATAGAAATACCAGCAGCTTCTTCAACAGCTGGAATTATGGCAGCAACTGACTTAAACAGAGCAGCATGGTTCTCACCAGCTGGTTCTAGAAGAGGCCAGTATTTAGGAATTACCTCTATTCCGTTCTCGCCAACAAAGGGACAAAGAGATACCTTGTATAAAGCACAGGTAAATCCAATAGCTAATATCCCAGGCGCTGGCGTAATACTATTTGGCGATAAGACAAAACTTGCAAGACCTTCTGCGTTCGATAGAATTAACGTAAGAAGATTGTTCTTGATACTCGAAAGAGCTATAGCAAGAGCAGCCGAGCAAGTACTCTTCGAGTTCAACGATGAATTTACAAGAGCAGAGTTTGTTAATATTGTCGAACCAGTATTAAGAGAAGTAAAAGGTAGACGCGGTATTACAGATTTCAAGGTAGTTGCAGATGAGACTAACAACACACCTGCAGTTATAGATAGAAATGAATTTATCGCAAGTATCTTCATCAAGCCTGCACGTTCTATTAACTTTATCACACTTAACTTTGTGGCAGTAAGAACTGGTGTCGACTTTGAAGAAGTCGTCGGTACAGTTTAAGGAGGTAAGAAATGGCAGTATTAGGCGTAGATGATTTTAAATCAAAGCTAAGAGGCGGCGGGGCTCGTCCTAACCTCTTCAAGGCTACAATAAACTTTCCCGGGTATGCTAATGGAGATGCAGAACTGACATCTTTCCTTTGTGAAACTGCTCAGTTACCAGGGTCAACATTAGGTCAGATTATCGTACCTTTCAGAGGTAGACAATTAAAGATGGCCGGAGATAGAACGTTCGACGTATGGACAGTTACAATAATCAACGATACAGATTTTGCTATCAGAAATCCAATGGAGAGATGGATGAACGGTATGAACGCACACAGTGCAAATACTGGTCTTTCAACTCCTATTGCATACGAAGCAGATCTTTTCGTTGAACAGCTCGATAGGTCAGGAGACGTCTTAAAGAAGTATACGTTTAGAGGTTCATATCCACAAGATATGTCAGCAATAGATCTAAACTATGCAACTAATGACGAGATCGAAAGGTTCACAGTAACCTTTGCCTATCAGTACTTTGAGACTGACACTACGACGTAAGTTATAAATAGTAGGAGGACTATAACGGTCCTCCTAACTACAAAGGATTAAGAATGGCAGAAACCGTAAACTCTTTTAAATTATTTGGTTTTGAAATATCAAGAGCTAAAGACAATAAGTCCATAAAATCTGTAGTACCACCTAGAGATGACGATGGAGCTGGATACGTAACAGCTACTACACCAGGGTATGGTGGTTATGGCGGTGGTCACTATGGAACTTATATGAATATGGAAGGTGACGATTCCAAAGATAACGCTCAACTTATTTTAAAATATCGTGGATCGGCAATGCATCCAGAAGCTGATGCAGCCATAGAAGACATTGTTAATGAAGCTATATCAGCAAGTGAAAACAAAGCCAGTGTGACGGTTAACACTGATAGTATTAAAGTAAGTTCAGGAATAAAAAAACAAATTGCTGAAGAATTTAACAATATTTATAATATGCTTAACTTTAAAGAACTTGGACATGATATTTTTAGAAGATGGTATGTAGATGGAAGATTATATCATCATCTTATTGTCGATGAAAATAATCCAAAAGATGGTATTCAAGAAATAAGATATATCGATGCGATGAAGATAAGAAAAGTTAAGCAAGTTAAAAAAGAAACTGATAAAGCTACAGGAGCTAAAGTAGTTAAAACAGTTGATGAATTTTATATATATCAAGAAAAACCTGGGAGTCAAGCAAGTGCAGTAAGAATGTCGGCTGATTCGATAAGTTACGTGACTTCTGGATTACTAGATGAAAATAGAAGAAAAATAGTATCGTACTTACATAAAGCGCTCAAGCCAATTACGCAATTAAGAATGATGGAAGATTCATTGGTAATATACAGATTGGCAAGAGCACCTGAAAGAAGAATGTTTTATATTGACGTAGGTAACTTACCAAGAGGTAAGGCCGAACAATATATGAAAGATATTATGGCCAAGTATCGTAACAAGCTTGTATACGACGCAAAGACCGGTGAAATACGTGACGATCGTAAACATATGTCGATGTTAGAAGATTTTTGGCTACCGCGAAGAGAGGGCGGACGTGGAACAGAAATATCTACACTCCCTGGTGGAGAGAATCTTGGACAGATTGAAGACGTAATTTATTTTCAAAAAAGATTATACAGGTCTTTAAATGTTCCTATGAACAGATTAGAACAAGAACAGCAGTTCTCATTAGGAAGAGCTACTGAAATTAGTCGTGATGAACTTAAGTTTCAGAAGTTTATTGATAGACTAAGAAACAGATTTTCTATGTTATTCTATGAGATTCTTAAGAAGCAATTAATTCTCAAGAATATAATAACAGAAGAAGATTGGAATAGTTGGAAACATGATTTAAATGTTGACTATTTAAGAGATAACCATTTTGCAGAGTTAAAAGAAGCTGAGCTATTAAGAGAAAAACTACAATCACTAGATCAAGTCTCTAACTATGTAGGCGAATATTTCTCTAAAGAATGGGTACAAAAAAATGTCTTGTTATTCAAAGATGACGAAATAGATCAGATGAATAAACAGATACAAGCAGCTCAAGCTGCCACTGAACCAGATCAAGGAGATTTACAGTGAGTGAAAATTTAAAGCAAATGCCAGATGATGTTGATACAATTGAAGATTTAGTAAAATATTCTCTGGAAAAAGATTACAATAAGGCAAATGAAGTTTTTGGTAACGTTATGACTGTCAAAATGAACGACGTATTAGATCAAGCTAAAACAAAACTAGCAGGTCAAATTTATAACGATGAAGATCCAGATCCAGAAGAGCCGTTAGAGGATGAAGATTTTGAAGAAAATGAAAATGAAGATGAAGAAGATACTGAAAGTGAAGACACTGAAAGTGAAGACGATGAAGAAGAAATAGAGGATGATGATGAAGAAGAAATAGAATATGAAGAAGGTGATGTTACACCAGAAGATGATGAAGATGACGAAGAAGAAATAGAAGGCGCCGCCGTCTAAAACTTAAAAAGTATAAATAAAGGTAAAGGAATGAAAACCTTTTTAGAACTAAGAGAATTAACTGGTAGAAAGCCGGAAGGTAAAGTTGTATTTGATAAGAAGATTCAACGAATACCAGTTAAGATACATAAAGAGCGTACTGGTTTTGTAGCGTACGTAGATGGCGATAGACTTGATGTTTACCGTTCTCAAAGAGAAGCTGAGAAAGCGGCAAAAGAAGTCATAAAGCAATACAAAGGAATGAGATAATGGAAATTAGACCTTTAGCAGCCAAAGTAACCGCGAACGGTAGTAGTAATAAAACAACTGTTAGCAATGCTCAAACTGTTTATGTCTGTTCAACTGCTGCAGACTTAATAACAAACGTAACTACAGGTGCTACTATGCAAGTGCCAGCTGGTTTTGCTTTCGTATTACAGAAAGAAAAGTTTGAAGAGATACATGCTGGTTCAACTAACACGCACTTTACTAAGATAGCATATCCAAGAGGATAGAATGAAATTAATATCAGAATATACCGAAAATAAACTAGATTTTTTAATTGAAAAAGACGAGAAGTCTGGAAAGAAAAAGTACGCTATCCAAGGTATATTTGCACAAGCAGAAACAAAGAATCGAAACGGTCGAATATATCCAAAAGTTATTTTGGAAAAAGCTTTGTCAAAATACAACGTAGATCAAGTATCAAAAGGCAGAGCAGTCGGTGAGTTAAACCACCCTGAAGGACCGACCGTTAATTTAGATAGAGTTTCCCACAAGATTGACAAGCTAGAATTTGATGGCAACGATGTTGTGGGTAAGGCATCGATATTGGAAACTCCAATGGGTCAAGTTGTAAAAGGCTTACTCGATGGTGGTGTCACATTCGGTGTATCGACTCGTGGTATGGGAAGTTTGAAGAACAATGGTAACGCAATGGTCGTAAATAGCGACTATATTCTTAACGCGGTAGATATCGTGCAAGATCCATCCGCTCCTAGCGCTTTTGTCAATGGGATAATGGAAGGAGTAGAGTGGGTTTGGAATAACGGAATCATTGAAGCTCGAACAGTTGAAAGAATGGAGACTGAAATTAAAAAAGCTCCTCGCGCTGACCTTTACGAAGTACAGACACGTGAGTTTAAGAATTTCCTCTCAATGTTAAAATCAAAATAAGGAGTCAAAAATGACTGATAAAGAAAATATCGAAGATCAGGACGTGGAGCTCCAAGAGACTGATGAGGAAATCTCTGAGATGAAACACGATCCTAAGAATGCTGAAGCTCAGTCAATTGCTTCTGTAGACAAAGCTGCTGATGCAGGTACTACTAGTGCTCCGCTACCGGACGCACCGGGCGCAACTGCAAAGCATAATACTAAGAAAGATCCAATGCCTAAGATGACAAAGGCAGGTATGATTAACGCAATGTATCACAAGATGAAAAAAGCTAAGAAAACTAATCTTGAGACCATGTACAACAGCGTTATGAAGGATCACGTCGAGAATGAAGAAGATGCAATCGTTGAAGATACACCTTCAATTGATTACAAAGCCGATTTCAAAGACGATCTTAAAGCTCTTGTCGCTGAAGAAGCTACATTGTCTGATGAGTTCAAGCAGAAAGCAGAAATTATCTTTGAAGCTGCAATTCAATCAAAATTAACTGATGAGATTGACAGATTAGAAGAGAAATATAACGAAGAGCTTGAAGCTGAGATTCAAAGTACAAAGTCTGATCTCGTAGAGAAAGTGGACAATTACCTGAACTACGTAGTTGAAAACTGGATGGAAGAGAATAAACTAGCTATCCAAAATGGCTTAAGAACTGAGATTGCAGAAGACTTTATGAACAAGTTAAAAGACTTGTTTACAGAGTCCTACATCGAAGTGCCAGAAGGAAAGACCGACATGGTTGATGAATTAGCTGATAAAGTTGAAGATCTTGAGTCTAAACTCAATGAAACAACCGAGCAAGCTATATCACAAGCAGTCGAGCTAGAAGATCTTAAGAAAGACGCTATCATTAGAGAGCACTCTAAAGATTTAGCAGACACTCAAGTTGAAAAGCTTAAATCACTGGTCAGTGACGTAGATTTTGAAGACGAAGAGACTTTTATTAAGAAAGTTGCTACAGTCAAAGAGTCATACTTCACTAAAAATACAACAACTAATTCCGGAGAAGTAATCGCCGAAGATGAAGATGCACCAACAGTTTCAGCTGAAGGTTCAATGGCTCAGTACTTATCCGCAATTAAGAAAACCACTAAATAGGGAGTCCCATAATGGTACCGAATACTCAATCTTATGATAAGTTGATTGAAAAGTGGGCTCCAGTACTTGATGAAGAAAGTGCTGGTAAGATCCAAGACAATCACAGAAAAGCTGTAACAGCTGCAGTATTAGAAAACCAAGAGATCGCGCTCAAAGAAGAGGGCATGATTCAAGAGGCAACTAATACTACTACAACTAATACAGCCGCAACTAACTGGAACCCTGTATTGATTGCATTAGTAAGAAGAGCTATGCCAAACTTAATGGCATACGATATCTGCGGTGTGCAGCCAATGTCAGGTCCAACTGGCTTAATCTTCGCGATGAAGTCAAGATATTTTAACGCCAAGCATAAAGCTGGTCTAGGTGCAAGTGCTACAGGCACAAGCGCTCCAGAAGCTATGTTCGACGAAGTTGAGCAGTACTCTGGTGATTCAGCTGGAGTAGCCGCAAACGCTGCAACTGGTCCATCAGGACTTAAAGGTATCGCAGACGGAGACGGTGACTCAACTATCGATGATAGTAGAGGAGATCCAATTGCTGGTGTTGATAACCTAACAACAGCAGAAGCTGAGGGACTTGGAGCATCAGGTAACCAAGGTTTCGCAGAAATGGGTTTCACCATCGAAAAAGCTACTGTGACTGCAAAGTCTAGAGCTCTAAAGGCAGAATATACTTTAGAATTAGCTCAAGATCTTAAAGCAATCCACGGTCTTGATGCTGAGACAGAGTTAGCTAACATCTTATCAACAGAGATATTAGCTGAAATCAATAGAGAAGTCGTAAGAACAATCAACGGTCAAGCAAAGACTGGTTGTTTACAAACAAACACAGCCATCAACGGTATCTTCAACGTTCAGACAGATGCAGATGGCAGATGGTCAGTTGAGAAGTTCAAAGGATTAATTCTTCAGATCGAAAGAGAAGCTAATGTAATTGCTAAAGAGACACGTAGAGGTAAAGGTAACTTTATGATCTGCTCATCAGACGTAGCATCTGCATTAAACGCAGCAGGTATGTTAGACTATACACCTGCATTAGCAGCTAACTTACAGGTCGACGACACAGGTAATACTTTTGCTGGCGTACTTAACGGCAGAATGAGAGTATACATTGATCCGTATGCAACTTCAGACTATGTCAACGTAGGATATAAGGGTACTAACCCATATGACGCTGGCGTATTCTACTGTCCATATGTACCACTAACTATGGTCAGAGCTGTTGGGGAAGACACTTTCCAGCCAAAAATCGGTTTTAAAACCAGATATGGAATGCAAGTCAACCCATTCGTCACTGCACAGCCAAGAGACGATATCAACGCTGCGACTAAGAAAAATAACCAGTACTACAGAATATTCAGAGTAGATAATATTCTAGGTGCTTAAGTCTTAGTACTTAATATTAAAAGGGGAGCGCAAGCTCCTCTTTTTTTGTATAAATAACAGTATGGCTTTAACTACTAACTTCAACTATCTACAACCGACTGGTTTTAAGCTCGTCATAGATAGAACAAATTATCCAAATCTAGAGTTTTTTGTACAAGACTTTACACACGCTGGTGTGATTATGAATGCGGCCGATTTAAGTTATAAGAAAATTGCTTCTATACCTTTTATAGGAGACAAGCTAACTTACAACGAAATGCTAGCCAACATAATACTAGATGAAGATATGAAATCTTATAGAGAGATGCATTCTTGGATGAGAAGAATACTCGATCAAGATAATATTACGGCTTTAGATCGATTTCAAAATCGTACGCAAAGACCTCCGGCTCAATCAGACATAACACTATCAATTTTAAATAGTGCTAATAACGCTATAGTAAGAATAGTTTATAGAGATTGTATACCTGTGGCTTTGACTGATATTCAATTCCAGTCAACGGCAGGCGGAGAATCTTTTATTACGTTTGGCGCGTCTTTTAGATTTACTTACTTTGATATACTAAATAAGAACGCGACAACAGGTGCATTTGCAGATTCAGACTCGTTTAACGTTGCTGGCTCTGTAGGTTAATATATAATATTATTGAGGACATTATGATTGATTTGAAAAAAGTCCACGAGATGTGGCAACACGACAGTAACATAGATAATAACCAACTAGACGAAACTTCTCGTCAAACTCCAAAACTACATTCTAAATATTTACAACTTTGGTCAACTGCAAAATTAGAACTAAGAAGAACCGAGTTCGAACAAAAGAAACTATTAAAAGAAAAATGGTTATACTACAATGGCAAAATGGATCAAGAAACTTTAAGTCAAAAAGGTTGGAATCCAGATCCTTTTGACGGACTAAAAGTGTTAAAAGGCGAGATGGATTATTATTATGATAGTGATCCAGAGATACAAAAATCAGAAGAAAAAATACAATATTGGAAAACAGTAATAGAAACATTAACAGAGATAATAGATAACTTAAAATGGCGACATCAAACTATATCGAACATAATCAAATGGAAACAATTCGAGTCAGGAAATTAAATCACGCGATACTAAAAGTATATTGCGATAGAAGTATAGGCGCAGAACTTAGAGAATTTTTTTCGTTTTACGTCCCTGGCTATAAATTTATGCCAGCATATAAAAATAGAATATGGGACGGCAAAATAAGACTTTTTAATCAGACAACAGGTGAAATATCTAGTGGATTGTTTCCACAAATAATATCTTTTGCAGAAAGTCGAGAGTATAAAATAGATATCGAAGATTCTGACTACGGTAGCCCTAATGAAGGTAATCAAATAAACGTAGATTTTATGATGAAGTTCGTTGAAGCATTAAAGCTACCTTTTAAAATAAGAGATTACCAGTTTGATGCGGTTTGTACTGGAATACAGAGAAAAAATGCTATATTACTTTCGCCAACTGGCTCTGGTAAATCTTTAATAATATACGTAATGATGAGATGGCTTTTATCCGCGCTGGATAAATCAAGAAAAGATATATTAATAGTAGTTCCAACAACTTCTTTAGTTGAACAAATGTACAATGATTTTAAATCTTATGGATATGACGTTGATAGACACTGCCACAGAATATACTCAGGAAAAGACAAAAATACGTTTAAAAGAATTATAATAAGTACTTGGCAATCAATATATAAGTTTCCAAAAGAGTGGTTTGAAAGATTTGGAACAGTGTTTGGCGACGAGTGCCATGGATTTAAATCAAAATCATTAACGACTATAATGAATAAATGTACAGAAGCCGAATATAGATTTGGTACTACTGGTACTTTAGACGGAGCGTTAACTCATGAGCTCGTGCTTCAAGGATTGTTCGGTAAAATATATCGAGTTACCAGCACGAGAGCCTTACAAGATAATGACACACTTGCCAAACTATCAATACGTAGAATTATATTAGAGCACGATAAGAAAACTAGAAAAGAATTTGGTAAACAAAAATACCAAGACGAGATTAAATATATAGTTGAACATAAAAAGAGAAATAGTTTTATAACTAACTTGTCTTTAGACTTAAAAGGCAATACGTTAATACTGTACAATTATGTAGAAAAACACGGTAAACCTATATATGACATGATTAAAGATAAAGTAAGTGAAAGTCGCAAGATTTTTTTCGTGTCAGGAAATACTCCAGCTACTGACAGAGAAGCCATAAGAGCTATAGTAGAAAAGCAGAAAGATTCTATCACGGTTGCGTCGCTCGGTACATTTAGTACAGGTATAAATATTAGGAACCTTCACAATATAGTATTTGCTTCTCCTTCTAAGTCGCAGATACGAGTTTTACAAAGTATAGGTAGAGGTTTAAGAAAAACTGATGACGGTAAAGATACCACGCTGTATGATATTATAGATGATATAAGTTGGAAGTCTAGAAAAAATTATGGAATATTACACGCGGACGAAAGACTTAGAATTTATGGAAGAGAAAAATTTAACCATAAGACATATAGAGTACAAATATGACCAATCTTAATATAAAACATTTTAAACTTACAAATAACGACGAGATAGTATGCGAAGTTCTCGATTGGAATACCGGAGACGATATAGCAGATGTTGTAGTTTGTAAAGCACTTAAAGTAATATCAGTAGAAGATTATATGAGAGGCATTAAGTTTTTTTGCTTTAGGCCATGGTTAAGTTTACAAGACGATCCGTCTTCTTTGCAAACGATTAACTCATCTCACATAGTAGTATCAAGTAATCCAACGCCAGATATTTTAAAGCACTATAGAGCATGCCTTAGAGCGATAACACACGAACTTAAAAATCGCGGTAAGACGAAAAATAGATCTACTTATGCTAATATTGACGAAGTTAACCAAGCGATCAGAGATATGACTGACGAAGAAATGGACTCATTTTTAGAAGAAAAATATGGAATGATGCCAGAAGAGCCGCCGGTAAATGATTCAGATCGCGGTAGTAATATTATAAAATTTAAACCTAGAGGAAATAAGACTTATCATTAATGGTATATTCCTTCCCTCCCCATATACTCTTTTATTATAAACCATTTTTTTGAGTTTGTAAACGTTTTTTTTCAACTCTTAGTTGTGAAAAAATGTATTTACTTTTACTAAAAATTGTTGTATAATATATTATGAAAGGTGGTAAAATGGCCCGTAAAAAAAGTATTCATTACGTGAATAATAATGATTTTTCTACTGCAGTAGTCACGTACGTAGAGAAAGTCGAAGAAGCTAAGAAAAACGAAACGACAATACCTAAAGTACCAGACTATATCGCAACTTGTTTTTTAAGAATAGCTGAAGGTTTGTCTCATAAAGCTAATTTTATTAGATATACTTATAGAGAAGAGATGGTTATGGATGCAGTTGAAAACTGTTTAAAAGCTATTAGTAACTATAATTTAGAAGCTGCCACTAGAACCGGTAAGCCAAACGCTTTTGCTTACTTTACACAAATAACTTGGTACGCTTTCTTACGTAGAATAACGAAAGAAAAGAAACAACAAGAAATTAAATTAAAATATCTTACAAAAGCTGGCATTGAGAATTTTGTTGATAACGATCTTGAAGGTGGTGGCGTTGGCGAACAAGTATCAACGCACTTTGTAGATACTTTAAGAGATAGAATAGAAAGAGTTCGAACTACAGACAAAGAAATAAAAGAGTTTGTTAAAACAGAAAAGAAGAAAAGAAGAAGCAAGATAGCTGATTCAGACTTAAGCGAGTTTATGCAATGAAAATAGCGATACTTAACGATACGCATTGTGGTATACGTAACTCTTCAGAAATATTTTTAGATAATTCAGAAAAGTTTTACAATGAAGTATTTTTTCCTGAGTGTGAAAAGCAAGGAATAAAACATATACTACACCTTGGAGATTATTACGATCATCGTAAGTTTGTAAATTTTAAAGCACTAAATCATAATAGAAGAGTTTTTTTAGATAGACTTAGAAAACGTGGAATGACAATGGACATTATTCCTGGGAATCATGACACGTATTATAAGAACACTAATGAATTAAATGGTTTAAAAGAATGCCTAGGCCATTATATGAATGAAGTCCATATAGTAATGGAACCAAAAGTGTTGAAATATGGTTCTTTGAATATAGGATTAGTCCCTTGGATATGTCAAGATAACTATCAGCAGTCTATGAACTTCATACAAGATTGTAAAGCTGATTGGATAGGCGCTCATCTAGAACTTAAAGGTTTTGAAATGATGAGAGGATTAACTAACACGCATGGCATGAGTCCAGATATATTTAAAAGATTTGAATTAGTTTTAACTGGTCATTATCACGTAGGTTCTAAAAAAGACAATATCTGGTATCTTGGTTCGCAAATGGAGTTCTTTTGGTCAGATGCGCATGATCCGAAGTTCTTTCATATACTTGATACTGAAACAAGACATATAGAAAAAATAAGAAATAATAACACTTTATTTGAAAAAATCGTTTACAATGACAAAGAAATAGATTATAATAGTTATAATAAAAATTTATCTAAAAAATTTGTAAAGGTCGTAGTCGCAGAAAAGACTGATCCTTTTACATTTGATAGATTTATAGACAACATACAGAATCAAGACATATACGAGTTAAAGATAGCAGAAAACTTTAACGAGTTTATGGGTGCAAACGTCGAAGATGAAGACATGAACTTCGAAGATACTACAGAAATTGTTGATACGTATATCGATGCAGTTGATACAGATTTAGATAAAGATAAGATAAAAGTTCAGATGCGTGAACTTATGACTGAAGCGCAAACCTTAGAGATAGCATGATTATATTTAAAACTATTAAGTACAAGAATTTCTTGTCGTCTGGAAACAGTTTTACCGAGATTAATTTAAATAAGTACAAGTCTACTTTAGTAGTAGGTCATAATGGTGCTGGTAAGTCTACCATGCTCGATGCCTTATCATTCTCGTTATTTGGTAAACCACATCGTAAGATAATGAAGAGTCAACTTGTTAACTCTATAAATCAAAAACAGTGTGTAGTAGAAGTAGAATTTTATATTGGCAAAGCTTATTTTAAGATCATACGTGGAATAAAACCAACCATATTTGAGATATGGAAAGACGGCACGATGATTAATCAGTCATCTCATGCTAACGAATACCAAAAGATACTCGAACAAAATATCTTGAAACTCAACCATAAGAGTTTCCATCAGGTTGTTGTGTTAGGTTCTTCATCATTTATTCCTTTTATGCAACTCAATGCTGGACATCGTAGAGATGTTATAGAGGACCTTCTGGATATTAACATCTTTTCTAAGATGAACGTAATATTAAGAGAAAAAAACTCTGTTTTAAAAGATAAACTAGCAACTATAAACAAAGATATCGAGATAAACTCTACTAAAATAGAACAACAAACAAAGTACATAAGAGATATTGCAGCTTTAACTGAAGAGAATAAAAAGAAATATCAAAAGCAAGTTAAGACCGCAGAAGAAAAGATAATTAAACTGCAAAATGAAAACTCTGAATTATCTCGCGAGTTAGAAGATAACGATACAGATAATGAGTATAAAAAATTACAAGATAAGAAGAATAATATAATATCTCAAACTGCAGAAGTAAAACAACAAATGAAAACTGTAGCAAAGAGAGGAATGTTCTTGGAACAGAACGATACTTGTCCTACATGTGAGCAAGATATAACTAATAAAGACGTATTATTAAGTAAAATTAAGAACGAAGCCTATCAGTTACAAACAACTTTAAACATGATTGCTGGCACCGAACAAACTTTACAAAATGAAATTAATGATTTAGAGCAAATCATGAATCATATTAGAGAAAAAACTAGTACTATAAATGCTAACAACAGAGAAATAACGTCTTTAAATCAAAGCAACGCTGACTTAAAAAAGTATTTGGAAGAAGAAGTTACTGCAGATTTATCTCAAGCTCGAAAAGATCTTAATTCTATGAAAGATTTAAAAGAAAGTTTCTTCGAAGAAAAATTAAAAGTAAACGAACAGTTTGGTTATAACACAGTGATTGCAGAAATGCTAAAAGATACTGGAATAAAAACTAAAATTATAAAACAATATTTACCAGCAATTAATAAACTTGTTAATCAATACTTACAAGTTTTAGATTTTTTTGTACATTTTAATCTTGATGAAAACTTTAACGAAACTATTCGATCTAGACATCGAGATGATTTTACATATGATTCATTTAGTGAAGGTGAAAAGCAAAGAATAGATTTATCTTTATTATTTACTTGGCGGCAAATAGCGAAGATGAAAAATTCAGTAGCAACTAATTTGTTGATATTGGATGAAACCTTTGATTCGTCTCTGGACCATGATGGTATTGAGAACTTATTAAAGATATTATATACCTTAGATGCAGATACTAATACTTTTATAATATCGCATAAGGGAGATATACTTGATGGAAAGTTTCAATCAAAATTAGAATTTACAAAAGAAAAGAATTTCTCTAAGATGAAAATATAAATGTTTACTTTTGTAAAAAAATATGTTATAATAATAACAATTAAACAATACAAGGAAGGTATATTATGCAATTAAGTGAAAGTACTGTAGACGTTCTTAGGAACTTTTCTGGTATTAATCAAAACCTTTTGATTAAAACTGGATCAACTATAAAAACTATCAGTGAAGCTAAAAACGTAGTGGCAACAGCTGATATCGCCGAAAACTTTGAAAAAGATTTTGGTATATATGATTTAAATGAATTCATTGGTGTTATGGGATTAGTTAATAATCCAGACTTAAAATTTGAAGATGACTTTGTTATCGTTCAAGATGAAAGCGGTAGATCAAAAGTTAAATACTTCTATGCTGCTGAAGAAACAGTTACAACACCGACAAAAGACGTAACGATGCCAGAGCCAGACGTTAAGTTTACTTTAGATAACGATACTTTAAATAAACTTAAAAAAGCTGCTTCTACGTTAGGTCACGACGAATTATCAATATCAGCAAAAGATGGCGTGTTAAGTCTCTCAATTGTTGAGAACCAAAATGCAACATCAAACGCATTTTCTATTGATATAGATGGTGAATTTAAACAGGACGCTGTCTTTAATTTTGTCATCAAAATTTCTAATCTTAAAATCCTAGCTGGTGATTACGATGTAGAAATATCCTCTAGATTAATAACGCAATTCAAACACAAAGAGGTAGGTGTAAAATATTGGATTGCACTTGAAAAAACTTCAACATACGGAGCATGACATGTCAGAAAATTTGAAGCAATTAAAAGACCTTAGTAATAAGGCGGCTAGAAGTACAGTAGCAGTTATTGATGCTGTAACTCAAAGAGGTGGTTTTAAAGGCGAAGAGCTTACAACCATCGGTGGTTTAAGAGATCAGTGTGTACAAATCATTCAGTTATCAGAGCAGATTCAGCAAGAAGACGCTATGGCTGATACTAGTACTCAAACTGAAAATGAGACTAAACCTAAAAAATAATTTACGTAATGATTATTGATTTTATTATTTTGTTATGGAGAATACGTAAATGTCAAATGAATTTCTATGGGTTGAAAAATATCGGCCTACAAAAATAGAAGATACTATTTTACCTGAGTCTTTAAAAAAGACCTTCCAAAAGATAGTTACTGGTGGTGAACTCCCTAATATGTTATTCACTGGTACTGCTGGCTTAGGTAAAACTACCGTAGCTCGAGCTCTATGTAATGAGCTCGACTGCGATTATATATTAATTAATGGTTCTGAAGAAGGCAACATTGACACGTTAAGAACCAAAATAAAACAGTTTGCTTCATCAGTTTCTTTACAAGGTGGATATAAAGTAGTTATCCTCGATGAAGCAGATTATCTTAATCCGCAATCTACTCAACCAGCTCTTCGTGGCTTTATCGAAGAGTTTTCTAATAATTGTAGATTTATTTTAACCTGTAATTTTAAAAATCGTATTATTGAACCACTTCATTCTAGGTGTGGTGTATATGAGTTTAATACTTCTAAAAAAGATATGGTAGATCTTTGCCAAAATTTTATGGCAAGGTGTCAACTTATACTCTCAAACGAACAAACTAAGTATGATGATAAAGCTATAGCTGAACTTATAATGAAGTTTGCTCCTGATTGGAGAAGAGTATTAAACGAATTACAAAGATATTCGATCAATGGTATGATTGATAGTGGAATACTTACTAATATCAAAGATAAAAACTATGATGATCTTTTCTCTCATTTGAAAAATAAAGATTTTAAAAAGATGAGAAATTGGATAGTAAACAATATAGATACAGATGCAAGCGCAATTTTTAGAGCCATGTACGATAGAATGAGTGATAAGGTTGCGCCTCAATCAATACCACAATTGGTGCTTATTCTTGCAGATTATCAATATAAAAACGCATTTGTAGCTGACCACGAACTTAACGTGGTGGCTTGTTTAACGGAGGTTATGTCAGATGTTCAATTCAATTAAATTAACTTTATATACTCAAGAAGATTGTTACTACTGTTACGAGTTAAAGAAAAAACTCGTTAACTGGGGATATGATTTTAGAGAGATAAATATAAGTCATGATTTATTCGCGAAAGATTTCTTAAGAGAAAAAGGACACAGAACAGTCCCTCAATTATATTGGAATGATACGCATTTAAATAAGTTTCCAACTACAGAACTTACACGAGAGCATGTAGAAGCTGAACTTGATTATGAAAACTATATAGGTGGAGTCGAAAATTGGGGAGCTCAAAGAGCATAGCGATTATTGGTGGTGGAGTTGCTGGTGTAACCACCGCATACTTTTTAGCTAAAAAATATAAAGTAGTTTTATTCGATCCTAATGGCGTGGCTGAACAATGTAGTTACGCAAATGGTGGTCAACTTTCTGTATGTAATGCAGAAGTATGGAATAGTTATGATAATATAGTCAAAGGCATAAAATGGTTAACGCAACCAGATGCTCCATTGGCTTTTAGACCGGATCATTGGTCATGGCGTAAAGTAAAATGGATTGCAGGTTTTATCGGTGCAACTATTACTAATAAGTACGATTACAATACTCGTAAGACTATTGAATACAGTTTAAGATCGCGTAGGCTGTTTAAAAAGTTAATGAAAGAAATAGATATTGACTTTCATCATAACGACTGTGGCATATTGCACATATATAAAAATCAAAAGTCTTGGAATAAAGCGCAAAGAACTCTAGATAGATTTAAAGATACTGGTTGGGGGAGAGTTAAAACAAAAACTAATCTTATAAAGTATAATATTAAATCAAATGATGTTGTCGGTGCTACTATTACTAAAGGTGATTCAGTCGGAGACATACATGCTTTTACTACTAAGTTGTCGACATATATGCTAGCTAGTAAAGATTATAATTATAGTTTTCGTATTAATAAAATAGTTCGTAATGAAAACGAAGTGTTTTGGTCTAATCCAAGAGATATGGCTATTAGTATCGATACTCTTAAAAAAGATTATGATGAAGTGATAGTATGTGCAGGTGCTTATACCAGTGCTTTTTTACCAAGTTTAAACATATATCCTATTAAAGGTTATTCTATAACATATCAAAAATCTTATGAAGCTCCAACTATATCAATACTTGATGATGACAAAAAAATTGTAGCATCACTTTTTGGTAATAACGTGTTTAGAGTTGCTGGTACAGCAGAACTCGCTGGTTGGAATCATGATATTAGAGAAGATAGAATTAAACCATTAACTAATTGGGTAAAAGAAAACACATTTGTAAAACAAGATAGTTTTGAAAAATGGGCGTGTTTAAGACCGATGACACCAAATATGTTACCAGTTGTTGGTAAAGTAAAAGGGTTGTGGGTTAACAGCGGAGCTGGCCATCTTGGCTGGACTATGGGAATGGCTTTAGCAGAAAAGGTAGCAAATGATATATCCAAAAATTAAAGAAATTTTAGATAGAGAAATCAACAGACAAAATGATACAATTGAACTTATAGCAAGCGAAAACTTTGCAAGTCAAGCTGTAAAAGATTTATGTGGAAGTGTTTTTACGAATAAGTATGCTGAAGGTTATTCTGGTAAAAGATACTACAATGGTTGTGATCATATGGATGAGATTGAAGACTTAGCAATCGATGAAGTAACAAAGTTATATAAATGTCAGTTTGCCAATGTTCAACCACATAGCGGGGTAGGTGCAAACACAGCCGTATACCAAGCACTTATGAATCCGGGCGATGTACTTATGGGCATGGATCTAGCGAGTGGTGGTCATTTATCTCACGGTGCTCCTCCAACGTTAAGTGGTAAAGTTTATAATTCAGTAACCTACGGTGTAGGCGAAGATGGCTTACTAAACTACGAAGAGATTCGAGCGTTGGCAAAAGTTAGTCGGCCAAAAGTAATTGTAGCTGGTGCAAGCGCGTATCCTAGGCAAATCGATTGGAAGGCATTTAAAGATATTGCAGATGGTGTAGGTGCTTTTCTAGTTGCAGACATGGCGCACTATTCTGGTTTGGTTGCAGGTGGAGTATATGATTCGCCTTTACCTTATGCTGACGTAGTAACAAGCACGACACATAAAACATTACGTGGTCCTAGAGGCGGCATGATTTTATGGAATAATCCAGAATATTCTAAAAAAATAAACAGTGCAATATTCCCTGGCACTCAAGGCGGTCCACTTATGAATATAATTGCAGCTAAAGCTCAATGTTTTATGGAAGCAAATACAGATGAATTTAAAGAATACTCAGAACAAGTAGTTAAGAATGCACAGGCAATGGCACTTACATTAAAACAATACGGAATGAGTGTTCTAACAGAAGGAACAGACAGTCATATTATACTACTAGATTTAAGTGATAGCAAGTATTCAGGCAGAGGAGCAGCTGACTTATTAGAAAGAAATGGAATAACTGTAAACAAAAATGGTATTCCAAATGATCCTCGTAACTTTGTTGAAACAAGTGGTATAAGGATTGGCACTGCAGCGGAAACAACTAGAGGAAATAAAGAGTACTGGTTTAGAGAACTAGGACAAAAAATAGTAAGGATATTAAATGGTTGAAGTAGAAATGTTAAATCAATTTATTAATCAGTTGGCTATGTGTGAATTATTATCTGCGCACAGTTTGATACAGCCATCGCTTTCTTTTGATTGTAAACAGATAGAAATTTTTATACAAGAATCTTATTTTGATAATGACTATAACGCATTTATAAAATGGTGGGACGCGACAATAGTACCAGTAGTAAATGAGTTACAAACACTAGTAGAGAAACGTGCATCATGAATCCATTTGAATATGCTAACGCAATAAATTACACTAAGAAGAATATTATGGTAGATGATTTAGCTGAAAAAGCTTATCTGCCTTATATGATCAATCGTCAATTATCGTACTTTCCAGACACGGTTTTAGCCGCAAATGAAATGAATCGAAACCACCACCTAGATAATCGTCTACAATTTGATTTTTTTATAAATATAATTAGAAAGCGCAAAAGGTTTTCTAAATGGTTTAAACCAGAACAAATTAGTGATTTGGAGAATATCAAACAATACTATGGTTACAGCAATGATAAAGCCCGCCAAGTATTACCTCTCCTATCCACTGAACAGATAAATGAATTAAAAAATAAGGTGGCCAAAGGTGGAAGAAAATAATATAGTGGAATGGAACCCTAATGACATGCTAGAGGTTTCATTAAACGAGCCTGATGATTTTCTAAAAATAAGAGAAACATTAACAAGAATCGGTGTAGCTTCAAGAAAAGATAATAAGTTATATCAATCATGCCATATCCTACACAAACAAGGACGATACTTCATAGTACATTTTAAAGAATTATTTTTGCTAGACGGTAAGAAATCTAACTTAGAAGAAAATGACGTAGCGAGAAGAAACACTATCGCTACTCTCATGAGTGATTGGGGATTATTGAGTATAGATAAAAAAGATAATGCTCAACCAGTAGCTCCACTAAGACAGATTAAAATAATATCTTTTAAAGATAAAGATCAATGGGAACTTTGTCCTAAGTATAATATTGGAAACGGCTCAAAGTAAAAAAAAAAGTTTAAACTGGCGGTTTAAATTTAAAAAAAAAGTATTATATATATTATAGGATGCCGAATGGTTCGGGTCCTTTATTTAACCTTGCTAGTCAATAGGAGGATATTATGACTGGAAATTTTGTATTCCCAAGAAACGCTTTTTTAGGTTTCGATCACATTTTCGATGCATTACAAGATATACATGTACATGCAAACGATGGTTACCCACCTCACAATGTAGTTAAAGATGGCGATGCTAAATATCAAATTGAGATGGCAGTCGCTGGCTTCAATAAGAAAGATATTAATATTGAAGTTAAAGAACACATTTTAACCATCAAAGGAAATAGAGAGAAACGTAGAGAATCGGATGCGTACGTTCATAAAGGAATTAGTGGGCGTAAATTTGAAAAGTCATTTAGACTGTCGGAGTATACCGAAGTAACTGGTGCTGACATGACGGATGGAATTTTAACTGTTAACTTAGAAGTAGTTCTACCAGAAGAGAAGCAGCCTCGTACAATTAATATCAAATAATTAAACGAGGATCAAAATGACAACAACAGCAATTTATGCATATACATGCAAATTCTGCGACGCAGTAGCGTTTTTCTTTAAAACAACTCTTAATAAGATTAAGTTCGGAATGCAGATGAACGCGAATAGACGCGTTGCAAGAGAGTTGATTCACTTAGGATTTCATCAGCAAAAAGAATATAGTCAAATTTTGCAAAGAATGAATGATAGAACTATTGATGAATATCACGGTAAGTACTAATGTGGCCTTACACTGAAGAAGAAAACGACTACTTATCCAAATAAAGAAAGGCGGGCTTAGTGCTCGCCTTTTTTATTATAAATAGTAATTTATAAGGAGGTCTATTATGAATATAGAACAGTTAAGAAAAGAACTTGAAGTGGATGAAGGAGTTAAGTATGAAATATATAACGATCACCTCGGCTATCCTACTTTCGGTATTGGTCATTTGGTTAGGGATAACGACCCTGAAAATGGAGAGCCAGTTGGAACTCCTGTCACAGAAGATAGAGTCATTGAAGCCTTCAACGAAGACGTTGAAACAGTGCTTGGCGACTGCGCAATACTATATGATGACTTCGATGAATTGCCAGAAGAGGCTCAACTAATCATAGCAAACATGATGTTTAATTTAGGAAGACCGAGACTTTCAAAGTTTAAAGGTATGAAAGCTGGTGTTGATGCTAGAGATTGGAAAAAAGCTGCAGACGAAATGGTTGATTCTGCATGGTATAGACAAGTACCAAATAGAGCTGGTAGATTAGTATCTAGAATGAAGGCGTTAGCATAATGTCAGATTTAGATTTTGATTTCGGTTTTACTGCTGTAACTGAAGATGAGTTAGAAGCAGTACAAAAAACTAAAGTATCAGCTGAAGGTGCTCAAGAAAAGCTTGAAAAACTTTACAACGCAATCACGCCACTATTAACTAACTTAAAAAAGAACCCAGAAAAAGAGTACATTCTTTGGCCAAATAGGTTAAAGAAAGTAGAAGAGTTTGAGGATTATATTCAAAAAATTTATTTAAATTAATCCTTTACTTTTCTCAAAAAGTATGGTATAATACTAATAATGGAAAATTTTTTAAAATATTTAGAAGAAGCAACTGGCAAAGGTCTTACAATGTTTGACGTTGACGAAACCATGTTTAAGACAAAAGCCAAAGTAAAGGTAGTTAATAAAAATGGTAAAGTCGTTAAAAAATTGGATAACCAGCAGTTTAACTTATATAAGAAAAAGGCTGGAGAAGAGTATGATTTCGGCGAATTCAAAAACGCCGAAGTATTTAACAGGACATCAACGCCAATCGCGCGAATGATTAATAAAGTCAAAGTTATTCTCAGAAATGCAGTAAGAAAAGGCTCAAGAGTTATCATAGTAACTGCAAGACCAAACTTTGACGATAAAGAATTATTTCTAGACACATTTAGAAATCAAGGGATCGACATAGATAAAATCTATGTTGAACGCGCTGGTAACCTTGGAGGAGGTCCAGCGGCAGATAATAAGAAAGTTATTTTTAGAAAGTACTTAGATCAAAAGATATATAAACGTATAAGGCTTTTTGATGATGCTAAGTCTAATCTAAAAGCTTTCTTATCGCTACAGAAAGATTATCCTGACGTAAGTTTCGAAGCTTTCTTAGCAAAACCAAATGGCTCAGTTTCAAGAGTAAGATAAGGAGAAAACATGAAACCGTTAAAGCACTTGGCAGTGCTAGCACTGTCATTTTTATTCTGTTTTTCAGCTTTTGCAGATAAACTAAAAGTTGGATTTGTATACGTAGGACCAGTTGGAGATCATGGTTGGACCTACATGCATGAGCAAGGGCGATTAGCTGTTAAAAAAGCTTTTGGTGATAAGGTAGAAACTACTTTTATTGAAAGCGTAAAATATGGTCCAGAAGCCGAGACCGTTATAAGAGCTATGGCAAATTCAGGTACAGATTTAATCTTTGCAACATCTTTTGGTTATATGGAACCAATGTTAAAAGTTGCAAAAGAATTTCCAAACGTAAAATTTGAACATGCAACAGGTTATAAAACTAACGATAACATGTCAGTATATTCATCTAAGTTCTATCAAGGTAGATATATTCAAGGCGTGATTGCAGGTCATATGAGTAAGAATGGTAAGGCCGGTTATATAGCGTCATTTCCAATTCCTGAAGTTATAAGAGGAATTAATGCATTTTACTTAGGTGCTACATCTGTAAATCCAAAATTTGATATTGACGTGGTATGGGTAAACACTTGGTACGATCCAGTAAAAGAAGCCGATGCTGCAAAGGTATTAATTAGTGAAGGCGCTGATATTATAACACAGCATACTGATAGTCCTGCTGCATTACAGGTAGCAGAAAAAGCTGGCGTATACGCGTTTGGTCAAGCAAGTGATATGATTCAGTTTGCTCCTAAAGCTCAACTTACAGCCATTATCGATGACTGGGCTCCATATTATGTAGCGAGAGTTAAAGCCGTTTTAGACGGAACTTGGAAGAAGTCTGACACTTGGGGCGATATGAAGAGTGGAATGGTTAAGATGGCACCATACACTAATATGACACCAAGCGTTGCGGCACTAGCAGCTCAACTTGAAGGTAATATAAAAAATGGAACATTTGATCCGTTTGATGGAAAATATACTACCGGAGAATTGCTTGGCATGAATAAATATGTTAAAGGGATAGATGCATCATTACCAAAATGATAACTTTAACAGAAAGTGCTAAAAACTATTTGACAACCACTACCAAGAAAAATGGTAAGAAGTACGCTTACCTCGGAGTTCTTGGCGGTGGTTGTTCTGGTTTTCAGTACGAGTGGAGTATGACCGATGAGACAGATAAAGGTACACTCTTAGAAGACATACTAATTTTAGATAAGACCGCAGAGTTATTCGTTATAGGTTGTACAGTAGATTATGTAACAGAATTTGGCGGTTCTTATCTCAAAGTAATAAATCCAAATGCTACAGCCCAGTGTGGTTGTGGAGAATCCTTCGCAGTCTAATTAACAAGTTAAGTGAAAACTTGTTTACATTTATGAAAAAGTGTGGTATAATAATTACATAATGGCATTCTATACAAACGTTTTAAGATTTAAAAATAATATATTTTATCGTGGATACGATAACAATGGCAATCGCGTTGCTAAAAAAGATCATTTTCAACCGAGATTTTTTGTAAGTTCTAAAAAAGAAAGCGGTCATGTCGGTCTTGACGGCAATATCGTATCTCCACTAGATTTCCCTAGCATGTACGAAGCAAATCAATGGCTAAGACAAAACACAGATGTTGGTGGCAGACACGTTTATGGTAACAAAAAATTTGTTCAACAATACATTACTGAAAAGTTTCCAAGAGATATAGAGTTTAATCGTCAAGATATAAATGTAGGTACTTTTGATATTGAAACTGATTACGATAATGGATTTCCACATCCAAGTGAAGCAAGTCAAACAGTTCTATCGATAACATATAAATCAAGTAAATTCTCTACATATCACGTTTGGGGTTATGGAGAATTTGATACAACTAAAGCACTTATAAAAGACGTCAAGTATATTAAATGTAATAGTGAAGAAGAACTTCTTCGAAAATTTTTAGAGTTCTGGTCGCATCCAGAAGTTATACCAGATGTTATAACTGGATGGAACGTAAGATTTTTTGATATACCGTATTTAGTTAATAGAGTATCAAAAGTCTTAGGTATTGGCGAGATACTAAAGTTTTCTCCATGGGGTCTTAATTTAGAGGCTCGTGAAATAGTTAAACGTGGAAAAACTGAAGTCATATACGAGATCCCAGGCATTCAATGTTTAGATTATATGGAACTGTTTCAAAAGTTCGGTTACAGTTACGGTCCACAAGAATCTTATGCCTTAAATCATATTGCGTATGTTGTACTCGGTGAAAAGAAACTCTCATATGAAGAATCAGGTTCTCTTAAAAATTTATATAAAGACGATCATCAAAAATATATTGACTATAATATGAAAGACGTACAACTTGTAGATCGTCTTGAAGAAAAGATGGGGCTAATTACATTGGCCATGACTATCGCGTACAAAGGTGGTGTCAACTATCAAGATACTTTTGGTGTTACTGCCATATGGGAATCTATCATATATCGTAGACTTAATCAACGTAAAGTTGTGGTTCCAGTTCAAAGAGAAGAAATGCCATATAGGCCTTTTGAGGGTGGTTATGTTAAAGAGCCATACATTGGCAGGCATGATTGGGTAGTATCTTTTGATTTAAACTCTCTTTATCCTAATTTAATTGTACAATATAACATGTCTCCAGAAACTATAATTAATCAGTCTGAGACAGACGGTGTTGGTTATTATCTTGCTGGTAAATCAGTTACAAGTGAACATGCAGTAGCTGCAAATGGTTCTACTTATCGCAAAGATTTCCAAGGCGTGTTACCACAAATCATTAAAGAATATTATGATGAGCGTGTATCAGTTAAAAATATGATGATTGCAGCACAAAAACAAATGCAAGGAGCTTACAGCTATGAACTGGATAAGGAAATCAATACTTTGGAAAACCGCCAGATGGCTATTAAAATACTTCTTAATAGCTTATATGGCGCTCTTGGTAATAAACATTTTCATTATTTTGATATTAGATTAGCTGAAGGCGTAACTAAATCTGGTCAACTTGCTATACAATGGGCTGAAAAAGCCATGAACGCTGGAATGAATGACATACTTAAAACAGAAGACGATTACGTTATTGCTATCGATACAGATTCTTTGTATGTTAACTTCGGTAAGTTAGTTGAAAAATTTAAACCAAACAATCCAGTTACTTTTCTCGATAAAATTTGTAAAGAACATTTCGAACCACTATTACAAAAAGCCTATGATAAACTATTTGATAATATGAATGCTTATGAAAAAAGAATGGTCATGGCTCGTGAAGGTATATCTGACAGTGGTATTTGGACAGCTAAAAAACGTTACATACTTAACGTACATAATAATGAAGGCGTGCAATACAAAGAACCAAAGCTTAAGATTATGGGTATTGAAGCTATCAAGTCTTCCACTCCAGAAGTCGTTCGTGGTAAGTTTAAAGAAATATTTAAGTTAATAATATCAGGCACTGAAAATCAAACTCAAAGCTATATTCAAGATTTTAAACGACAATTTAAATCTCTATCTCCTGAAGAAGTAGCTTTTCCTAGAAGAGTTACTAATATTACAGACTGGTATGCTAGAGATACTATTTACAAAAAAAGTTGTCCTATCCACGTAAGAGGCTCGTTACTATTTAATTATCATATCAAAAAACTTAAATTACAAAATAAATATGAACTTGTAACAAATGGCGATAGAATAAAATTTTGTTACCTTAAACTACCAAATCCTATAAAAGAAAATGTAATATCATTCCACGAAGCTTTACCACAAGAACTTGGACTGCATAAATACGTTGATTATGATACACAATTTGAAAAGACATTTATAGAACCACTTAAATTAATATTAGATTCAGTCGGCTGGTCGGTTGAAGAAAAAGCAACATTGGAGGATTTTTTCGTATGAGTACAAACTGGTTTAAAGATATGCAAGACATGCATAAAAAATATGGTGTTAACAAATGGATGCAAGCTGAACAGCAATCAGACGTTCCAGTAAGAAGACTAAAAGAGTTTATGGAATTTAGAATTGGCATGATGCAAGAAGAACTTGATGAAACAAAAAAAGCATTTGAACAAAAAGACGCTCCTGAAATGGTTGATGGTATTATTGACTTATGCGTATTTGCGATCGGTACTTTAGAAGCATTTGGCGTCGACGCTAATAAAGCATGGGATGAAGTATATAAAGCCAATATGTCAAAAGAAGTTGGAGTTAAAGAAGGCCGACCTAATCCACTTGGATTACCTGATTTGGTAAAACCAGAAGATTGGCAAGGTCCAATACATGAGGATAACTGTGGAAACATCGCTGACTCTTTTCAATAGTATTTTTGATAATAAAACTACTCAAAGACTTACGTTTAAAGACTTTGACAGCTTTGAAAAAGCTTTGTATGGTTTATCAGAAAGAAAAATAAAGTCTAAAAAAGACGCACCACTTATGTCGCCTGCTCAGTACAAGCCTGATACTACTCGTGCAAATGCAAATGTTACTGAATGGTCTAACTGGTGTGCAGTTGATGTCGATGATTTTAAATATGAAGGAGACTTACATGGAAATTTACGTACACGGTTTAGTAATTATAAGTTCGTTTGTTACTCTACTGCTAGCTCTACACAATCTTTTCCAAAGTTTCGTCTTGTCTTCCCTCTTACAAAAAACGTTCCGGCTGAAAAGATTCGACACTTTTGGTTTGCTCTCCAAACGACACTCGGCGACCTCGGTGATAAACAAACCAAAGATCTATCTCGCATGTATTATATACCAGCAAAATATGATAATGCTTTTAATTTTATCTTTAGTAACAGTGGCAATTATATCGATCCAGATATGGTTATGAACAAACATCCATACCGTGAAAAGTCTGGTAATAACTTTTTTGATAGATTACCAGAAGACATGCAAAGAGAGATTATAGAACATAGAAAGTCTAAGTTGGACAACACTAATGTCAATTGGTCTTCTTATCGAAATTGTCCTTTCTTTCCAAAACAACTTGAAAAAGAATATAGAATGATAACTAATACTGGTTGGTATCATAAGATGTACCAAATTATGGTAGCCATTGCTGGTAACGCTGTCAAAAATAAATATCCAATTACAGTTCAAGAGATTACTTCTTTATGTAGAGAACTCGATGTAGAAACTGGCAATTGGTATAAATCTCGCCCATTAGAAAAAGAAGCAGATAGAGCTCTCGAATACGTATACAAAAACATTTAACAAGTTAAGTGAAAACTTGTTTACAACTCAAAGAAAATATGGTATAATGTATACATTAAATAATTAATTAGGAGTTATATCATGGTTACAGTTAAAATCACATACCCGGACAACACAACCGAGTTTTGGTTCGAGTCTTTATCTAACTTTCACAAAGAATTTTCTCGACTTCAAAAAATTCATAACAATAAAGTTAAATTCGAGTTCCTCGATAACCAATTTGATGATTAACATGTTAAGTGAAAAAATCACTTTAAGTGAAAAAAAACGTTTACAAAGTGATTTTTTTAGTATATAATATAACTATAAAATTAAAAATTAAGGAGTTGAAAATGAAGCAATTAGAATTATTTACAAATAACTGGGGTGTTAACTCAGGTTTTGAAAGCTTAAGAGATAAGTTAAATGAACTTATACCAGCATCTGGTAGATGCGAAAATCCAATGTCAAAGAATAAGCATTTAGAAAAGTTCAGAAGAGCTCAAAATGCTGCTTATGATTTCTTTAACAATGGTCTTTGTAATAAAAGAGGATTATTTGTAAGTATCTTTGCTGAAAACGAAAGTTACTATATTGATAAGTGGAATATTCCTACAATGAATTCTTTCAGATATTTTACTAGAGATAGCTGGGATATGTGGGAAGATCAAATCGAAAGAATCTTAACACCAATCATCATAGCTGCGGCTAAAGAACAAGGAGTTAAGTAATGAACTTAAATAATATAAATCAAGACAATTTGTCTAAGTTAAACGGTAAAACTCTTTACCAAATTGATATTATTAATAGAGAAACAGGGTTTTATTTAGACCCAATTTATATAAGTGCCTATACAGCTGATGAAGCCTCTGAAAAGGCTCACGAGCTAGAAGGTCCACAATTTAAGATAAAAGGTGTTGGTTCAGATTGGATGGACGAAAAAATACTAGATGAAGAAAAATTAGAAAGTGCTGTACCACATCCACCTACAAAGTGGAAATTTGAAAACGGTATTGGAGAAATGAGGAAATAATGTTAGATTGGAATGAATTAGAAAATGAAGCTAAATACGACGCAGATGGCGAAGTAAGACACGACAATATTACTTATGTTGGCGATGTAGTTGAAACTGAATATGGCTTATGCAAGATTAAAAAGATTGAAATCATGCCAGAGCCTAGACATTACTCTAAGTGTGGAATAAATGTAAAAAAAATGTTTACAAACCTCTTAGAATATTGTATAATAGATTTAGATAACGGGCATTTTGTATATGGAGATCAAATTGAAAAATAAAATTAAAAAGACTGTCCCCTTTACTCACGATCGATTGATAAAGGCTTTTAAGACATCAAAAAAGACAAACCTTATCTTTCCAGATTATGTTTCTTTTATGAATTACTTTAAATTTAATGGATGCGACAGATCTGTTAAAGCAACATTAAACCCTAAGTGGAGAGGCCAAATGAAACAATTTATGGCTAATCATCTTGGCAAGCTTAGAAAAAAAGGTTATGATTTTGATGAAATTATAGAAGAAAGACCAAAAGCCGGAACTTTGAATAAATTTACAACTAAGAATAAAGGATTTAAAAAAGTGAAAAAATCTGAAACTAAGATACAAAAAGAATCAGTAAAAGTCTTACAAGAATGTATTGACTTACAGCTTAAAAAATCTCAAGACTACCAAAGCGATAGTTCTAATGTAACTCAAGCTATGCATTACCGTCGTGGCGTCGATACGATACATGATATAATACTTGGTAAAGTTACTCGTGCCACTTCGTTACTTGAATCTGGTAAAGATCCAAACTTTGAATCGCTCGAAGATACTTACAAAGATATGATTAACTATGCATCATTTGCAGTGTCGTATATGCGTGGTAAAATGGAAGGTCAAACTCCTGATAGAGATATGTTTAATAAGCCAAAGGTTTAAAAATTATGATACATCCAAACACAACTGATATAAAACATTACTTTATTGATGCGTTAGCCAATGAAGAATTTACAACTGATAGAACTGGCCAAAAGACTATTGAAATGATTGGTGCTTCTTTCATGGCAGACAAACCTACAATATTTGGTACACCTAACGAAGAGTATATCGAGATCGAAAAGGCTTGGTACGAGAGCCAGTCAACAAATGTTAACTGGATGTCTGATACTTATAATAGAAACGTACCAGCAGCTTGGAAAGCCGCTTCAAATACTTATGGCGAGATTAACTCCAACTATGGCCACATAATTTATTCTGATAAATATCATCATCAGTTTGGCAGAGTTCTCGACGAGTTACTTACAAACCTTGATGGCCGTAGAGCTACGATGATTTATACTAGACCAAGTATATGGGAGGAATATAATGAAGATGGTAAGAATGACTTTATATGTACTAACGCCGTTACTTATTACATACGCGATGCTAAAATACACTGCGTTGTCCAAATGCGCTCAAACGATGTCGTGTACGGATATAAGAATGACTATGCTTGGCAGCTTCATGTTTTAGAACAACTTACTCAAGAATATAATTCTTGTTATCTTGCTAATGCTGCTGACGCTGATTACAGAAGAGAAATGGAAGTTGGCGATATAATATGGCAAGTACAAAACTTACACGTTTATGAAAGGCATTTTGATCTTGTCAAATAAGTGGGACATAAGATTTTTAGAAATGGCAAAACTCGTGGCGTCATGGTCAAAAGATCCATCAACACAAGTTGGTTGCGTTGCAGTTAGAAATCGTAACGTTATAGCACAAGGCTATAATGGTTTTCCTAGAGGCATGGATGACGATCCACTATATTATAATGATAGGCCTTTAAAATATAGGCTTATAGTTCATGCAGAGATGAATGCAATTTATAATGCAGCTGAAAACGGTGTGTCATTAAAAGATTCTACATTATATGTTTATGGATTGCCAGTTTGTAATGACTGCGCAAAAGGTTTAGTTCAAGCCGGTATAAAAAGAATTGTAACACCTGAACAAGATGTTCCAAAAAACTGGCAAGATTCAGTAAGAGATTCTGCATTAATGTTTGATGAGGTAGGTATATTATGGGATTGGATAAAGTTATAATCGTAGGTCAAAATCCGTCATCAGTTGAAAAATCTGGTACGTTTAGAAAACTAAATCAGTGGACTGCTGAATGGAAATTAAATAGTGGATACGACTTTATGAATTGTAGCGAAGAATATGGTCAAAAGTATACCATAGATTATGATAGCTTAAAAGTTACGAGTAAGTACGATAAAGTTATCGCACTTGGTAATGTGGCATCAAACTCCTTGAAAAAACTTAACATAGATCATTTTAAGATGCCACATCCATCAGGTTTAAACAGACAATTAAATGATAAAGAATTTGAAAAAACAAAGATTAAGGAGTGTTATAACTACTTATACACGTGAGCTACTCTACTCCGGACAAACCACTCACGTAAATAAACTGATATAAAGGAGATGAATATGTCAAAAATGTCCAAAATAAAAGTCGGTATTATCGGTATCGGTAACTGCGCAAAGTCCTTAGTTGAAGGCATCCAATATTACAAAGCAAATCCAGAAGATAAAGTTGGTCTTATGTATGACACTATCGGTGGTTATACAGTAAATGAGATCGAGTTTGTGGTTGGCTTTGATGTTGATAGAAGAAAAGTAAACAAACCATTAGTAGATGCTTTACGAGCTGCTCCTAACTGTGCTATGGACCATGTAGAAGAAATACTTGAAAATGGTTCTAATACAGCCGGTTGTATCAAAAAAGGTGCGATGGTTTATTCTGGTCCTGAACTTGATGGGGTTGCACCTCATATGTTAGATTATCCAGAAGAAGTATCATTTAGAACTGGAGCTGAAGCTGCTAAATCTTTTGACGATATTGTTAACATTGTTAAAGATACAGAAGTTGATGTGTTAATTAATTATGCGCCTGTTGGTTCAGAAAAATTATCTAAGTTTTATATCGATGTAGCTTTAAAAGCAGGCGTCCATTTTGTAAACTGTATTCCAACCGTCATATCTACTAAAGATACTAAGAGAATCGAACAAAAGTTTATCGATGCTGGTCTAACTATTGTTGGTTCTGATATGAGATCAGCTTGGGGTGCGTCAAGAATGTCAGAAGTACTACAAGGTGCTATGATAGATTCTGGACTTATGGTAACTCAACATATTCAAATGAATATGGCTGCTGGTTCTACTCAAGGTCAAGAAAATATTAGGACTGGTAGAACAGCCAATACTGATTTCTTAAATATGGCTAAAGTAGAAAGACTGCATAATAAACATATCTCAAAAGAAAATGTTTTAAAAGGTCAAAACGTTGTAAGAGACGAGCCAATGGCTGGTGCTACGTTATATGCTGGTCCATCTTTAACTGTACAACAAAAGCCGGGAGGTAAGTACGTCGCTTCAGATCAGAAGATAGCGAACTTTGATATAGTTGCTTATGGATTTGGTGGCGCTAGATACGAACTTACAGCTAGATTAGCTGTCCAAGATTCTCCAAACTCTGGTGGCGTAGTAGTTTCTGCTATTAGATTTTGTAAAGTAGCCGCTGAAATGGGTATCGTAGGTTACTTAAGAGGACCATCAGCATGGACTCAAAAAACTCCACCACTACAACTTAAAACTGACGAGGCTAAATATGAATGCGATATGCTTGCCAACAGGCAATATACTGACATTACTGAAGAACAGCGAAAAGAAAATAATCCAAAAGCTTCTAGACTTACATACACTTATCAAGCGGAGGAAACCGATTATGCGTAAGCCTTTTGATCCATGGTTTACAGCTCCAAAATATCCCATCAATTCATTTGATATTGATGGGGTAATATATATGGGAGATGATTATGACGGTATATATCCAGGGCCAAAAGATATTATTGTGACTGGAAGATCTATCCATACTAGAAAAGAAACCACAAGAATGCTAAAAGCAAAAGGCATAGATAATCCATTGTTTATGAATCCAAAGCCAAAAGACTTTAATGATAGAAAACAATCAGGACAGTCAAAAGCTAAATGGTTTCAACATTTAAAGTGGCTTGGCTATAGAATTAACATACACTTTGATGACGATCCAATACAAATTGGAGAAATTAAAAAAGAATGTCCAGATATAGAATGCGTACACATACATCATCATCTGGTTCCAAAGGAGTAATCATGTATAATTATGACTGGTGGTCTTTTGATAAAGATCTAATGTTAGATTTTAATCATTTTTTAAAAAAGATTAATACTAGATCTTGCATAAATCTTGGATTTATAGATGAAGAATATAATAACTTAAATAGGCACGGCGAGATAGACTATGGTCTTGGAATAGACGTAGAATACTTTCATCCAACTATAACACTCGATGATAGAATGAGATATATTGGAACTGTCATAGCACAACAAGATATGTCTAAATTCAATATACTTGGTAATGGTATTATATCTCACTTTTATGGAGCTCGTGGAGTACATATGGCAGTTACCAACAGCACTGATCCAAACGATTGTTTCGTAGATTTTGACAAGCTGGCTGACAATGACGAACTTTATCTCGCTGAACTTAAACATAATATTGAAATAGCAAAGACTAAGAAGAGACCTATATGGGGTACTACTGAACTTCATACTTCTATTCAAGCTGCTTCAAGAAATTACTGTCGTGAAAAATACAATAATCCAGATAGACCTTTTCATCCGGTTGACGTAGTGGACTGGGTATCGTCATTTAAGTATAATGGAACTTATAAAAAATTATCTGAAGCTCAAAATATGCAACAAGCTTACACGATACTCAGACAATTACCTGGGATTGGTGAGTACTATGGTTTTCACGGTGCTGCTTCTACTAGCGTATTGCCACAAATGAAGTACTATCATGATGATAAGTTTTGTGCTCCTGGGCCGGGTGCTGTTTATCTGATAAATAGAATGTGGCCAGAAGCTCCACGTAAATTATATGCAGAAGCAATTTACTTCTTAAGAGAAAATGGAGAAGAATGTGGACTTACAAAAGACGTCTGGTTTCATCCGGAAGCTTACAACATAGACATGCCAGATGGTACTAAGTTATTTAGAGAAAAACAAGATGGTTTAAAGTATTATGGTACTGAAGTTTTATCTTGTCAATTTGGAATATACTTACAGATAAGAGAAGATAAAAAACTTTGTGAAAAGCGCAAGGTATCAAGAGCCACTGAACTTACAGATCAAAATACACTAGAGGAGTTCTTTGTATGAAAGCAATAATGAATTGTCCATTTATACCGATAGCTGCTAGGCCTCAGTCTCATCGTGGCGCTCAAGGCGTGATATATGCCGATATGTTAAAACAAACTGGCGTTGATATAGAAATCAATTGGGGTGGTAAGATAGAAGACCATAATGAGTTTGACGAGATGTATGTCTACCACGGTAGCGACTGGACTGGAGGATTAAATTTTTTTGGTGGTGTCAAAGGATTTCCATACGTAGAAAATACTCGTAACTTCTCGCAGTTTAAAGGTAAAGTTTATTCTGTCGGTATTGAGTTTCCAGCGTATCATGAGATGATAAAAGAAAGATTAGATAGAGCCAAAGAGACTGGCGGAGCCATATTAAACGCGTGGCATGACGTAGATTTAGATAATTTAAAAAGAATGCACGATACAGCTGAATTTATTAAATATCCAAAAATTACAGATAAATTAGTTATTGGTGACAGTCATGCCATTTGCATGTATCGACCAGATTGGGTAGTTAATTCTGTACCTTTTAAAACTCTTAATGGCGCTTTAAATACTGGTTTCCAAGAGTTTATTGAAGATGCTGCTCCCATAAATACTTTTAATAAAGTTGAAATATATTTTGGTAATATCGACGTAAGACATCATCTTTGCAGAATCGAAGGCGATTATTTAGAAAATACAAGACAACTCGCAAGAAGATACGTCGAAGCCGCTGAAAAATTACCAATCGAAGATGTTTCAATATACGAGTTGTTACCAATAGAAGACGAATCTCGAAAATTACCAAAGTCTGGTTACTATAAAAATAAACCATTTTGGGGTACTTGGGAACAAAGAAACAAGTGTAGGTTAGTATTTAGAGAAGAACTTGAAAAAGTGGCAAAAAGAGTTAAGATAATTAGATGGGTAGACTACTTATTAAATAAAGATGGTCAACTTGATTTTAAGAATATGGAAATGCCACACTCTATACATCTATCTAGGTCTGCCTATCCGCACTGGACTGGTGAAGAAAAATTAAATACGTTGGAGGATTTTTTCGTATGAATGTAGCGTTAACAGGTTCACGTGGTTTTATAGGAAGCCACTTAAAAACAAGACTTGAAAAAGATGGACATAAAGTTATTGAATGGGATTTAAGACAAGATCCTCCTCAATGTATAAAAGACTTTGATCCAAAAGATTGTAATTATGTCATACATCTTGCAGCTTATGCAAACGTAAGACAAAGTATAAAAGATCCAGAAAAGTACTGGAAAAATAATGTAGAAAATACTACAAGAATACAAAAGATCTGTCACTATAATAATATACCATTAATGTACGCGTCTTCTTCTTGTATACATAATTGGTGGCTATCACCATACGGTACGAGTAAGAAGGTAAACGAAGAAACTGCATTTGAGCATCAAGTTGCACTAAGATTTACTACAGTATACGGTGATGGTGCTAGAGAAAATATGTTTATTCCTAAATTACTGAATAATAAAGTTGATTATGTAACTAAGCACACCAGAGATTTTATACATGTAGATGACGTGGTGGAAGCTATAATTTTACTTATGAATAAAAATATAAGGTCATTAAAACCTGCATATGATATTGGCACTGGTATAGGCAATCAAGTTCATACTTTAGCTGATATCGCTGGCTGCAAAGAACTACCATTAGTTAATGGAGAAGAATGTGAGGCACAAGATAATACGGCTAATAACGCTGATTTACTACAACTTGGTTGGAAACCAACAATTAAAATTGATGAGTATATTATTAGACGAACGGTGCCACATTGATGAAGTACGCTAGCATAGTACCACTTATAGGTGGTGAGACGATTGCAATGCAAAATGTCTTTAAGAAGAAACCGGAGTATATTTTAAGTTATGAAGATTTCAAAGCAAACGATTTTAACTTGGTGGAATATTATAAAGGACAAGTTCCCTATTATCTCATTGGAAGCGATAGGGTACCTGACTTACCTAGTGTCGATGTTGTCAACACTGTTTGCCCTTGTGCTGGCCTCAGTAGTCTCAATCCTTCAGCTAGCTCTGATGCTGCTATTAACGATTGGATGCCTGCCACAGCGCGTTATGTCCTTGGCACTATCAAACCTAAAGTATTCTGGGGCGAAAACGCACCAAGATTCGCTTCAAAAGTTGGAGAGCCGATCCGTGAAAATCTTAGAAGAATTGGAGAAGAAAACGGATACGTTTTCTCAGTATATAAAACAAAGTCGATTCTTCACGGACTAGGGCAGGTAAGAGACAGGTCATTTTATTTCTTTTGGAAGGGTAAAAAAGTACCTAAACTTGAATATATAAAAAGAGGATACGAAAGAATAGAAGATACGATACGTTCCGTGAAACGAGATCCTAGTGATCGAATGAATGTCTTAACTAATTCTAGTGTTCCTAGTCAAAACCCGTACTATCGATATGTCCTCGAGGAACTTGAAGGCGGGATATCGCATAAAGAATTTCAAGATACGAGAATAACAAAATCAATTAACGTGTTAACATACATCGAGTCAAAAACAAAATATGATAAAGTTAGCAAGTGGATGTTTAAAAATGGTTTTGATAAAGACGCAGCTAAATGCGAAAGAATACATAGAAAACTAGAATCTGGTGGTAACATAATGAGAAAAAATATAGAGTTTCCAAAAGATCATATTGGAGCTTTTGTTGGTCATTTACCAACTATGCTTACGCATCCAGATGAGGATAGATTTTTAACTGTACGAGAATGCTTGTCTATAATGAAAATGCCAGAAGATTTTATGTTACAAGGTGGTATAAAAAATGCAAATCACATATGTCAAAATGTACCTGTTACAACTGCACAAGACATGGCAGAGAACGTATTAAGATTTTGCGATGGAAGATTAGATAATCAGATGATAGAAACTGATTTTGTAATGCAAGACAATAAAACTAGGACTCTTAAAGTTGAAAATAATCCTTTACGTCTTGATCAATTTATGATATAATATTATTATTTGTAGGAGAATTGAATGTCATCAATAATGGATAAACTTAAAAAGAATAGCAAGAGCGATTTTACGTCAATACTTGCAGATTCTAAATTTTTTAATGAAAAAGATATGGTACCGACTAATGTACCAATGATGAATGTAGCTTTGTCCGGCTCAATGGACGGTGGTTTAGCACCAGGGCTTACTGTACTAGCAGGTCCATCTAAACATTTTAAAACTTCATTTGCATTAATAATGGCAAGTGCTTATTTAAAAAAATACAAAGATGCCGTGTTATTATTTTACGATTCAGAATTTGGCTCTCCTCAAGCTTATTTTGAAAATTTTGATATCGATACGAATAGAGTTTTACATACGCCAATCACAAACGTAGAAGAACTTAAGTTTGATATGATAAGTCAGCTAGAAAGTATCGATCGTGGAGAGAAAGTTATAATCGTTATAGATTCTGTTGGTAATCTAGCATCCAAAAAAGAATTGGAAGACGCCATTAACGAAAAGTCAGTGGCAGATATGTCAAGAGCAAAAGCACTTAAAGGTTTATTTAGAATGACTACACCTTATTTAAATATGAAAGATATACCTTTAGTTGCAGTCAATCATACTTACAAAGAGATTGGCTTATTTCCAAAAGACGTAGTTTCTGGCGGTACTGGTATTTACTACAGTGCCGATAATATTTGGATCGTAGGTAGACAACAAGACAAACAAGGTACTGAAATTAAAGGCTATCACTTTGTAATTAACGTGGAGAAGTCAAGATATGTTAAAGAAAAGTCTAAGATACCTATTTCTGTTAGTTGGGACGGTGGCGTTGAGCATTGGTCTGGCCTGCTTGATGTTGCTTTGTCTGGTAATTATGTTAGTAAGCCCAGCGCTGGTTGGTACTGCCGAGTTGATAAATCAACTGGAGAGTTGGTGGACCCGAAAGTTCGAGAAAAAGATACCTTGAATGAAAAGTTTTGGAAACCAATAATAGAAGAAACTGATTTCAAACAGTACGTTACTAATAAGTATTCAATACTTAACAATATTATAAACTTAGAGAAAATGGACCAGCACTAATGGAAGAAAAAGTAGATTATGAAATTATTCCATCTCATGAAGACGAACAGGCTTGGAATGTAAGAATACTTAAAGGTCCGTTTACAGAGACTGTGATAAGGTATGGTGTAATTAAGTTCAACGAGATTCCAAAAAATATGACGTTTAATTTTGATCTAATATATTCTCCAGACTCTGAACTGACTACAGAAAATGTAGACTTACAAGATTTTGCTGGAGCTATGTTAGAAAAAATTATGGCTAATGGAATAAAAGAAGGTTCAGTTATGACAAGGGAGATTAAAAATGCAAATTAGCGCTACACAAAGACTAATGTTAATCATGGATGAGATTGCAATAGCAAAAGGTAAATTAAGACCAGAAGATACTGGTCATATTCATACGTCAATAAGCTACTTAGAAAGTAGAGCAGAAGAAGTACAAAAAGAAATAGATGAAGGATTGAGAAAAGCTGCCTATGCCTACTAATTTAGAACAGACTATATTACGTAATCTGTTAACTGATGAAGGATATATGCGTAAAGTGTTGCCTTTTATTAAGCCAGATTATTTTGAAGGTATCTATCGAATATTGTTTCGAGAGGCTGGTAAGTTTGTAGCTAAGTATAATAAGTTACCAAATGCTGAATCATTTAAGATTGAACTCGATCAAAGTGATAAGTTAAGCGATGAACAATATAATTTGGCCATGGATATAGTACCACAGTTATTTACTGGTGACAAGGTAGACGATAAATGGCTGGTTGATACTACTGAAAAGTGGTGCCAAGATCGTGCGATTTACCTTGCAATCATGGAATCAATATCAATTATTGATGGAAAACACGAACAATTAACTAAAGGTGCTTTACCTGATCTATTGTCAAATGCACTTGGCGTAGGATTTGACTTAAAAGTTGGTCATGACTACATAGAAAACGCGGAGGATCGATATGAATTTTATCACACAGAAGAAGACAGACTTCCATTTGACTTGGAATACTTTAACAAGATCACCAAGGGTGGCGTCCCACGTAAAACTCTTAATATTGCTCTCGCTGGTACCGGTGTCGGTAAGTCTTTATTTATGTGCCATGTTGCTTCCTCTGCTCTAGTACAAGGTTACAACGTACTGTATATTACTATGGAAATGGCTGAAGAAAGAATAGCTGAAAGAATAGATGCTAACTTACTTAACGTTCCTATCGATCAATTAGATAAGATAAGTAAAGATCAGTTTACTACAAAAGTTAGCGAGATAGCGAGAAAGACTACAGGTAAATTTGTAATTAAAGAATATCCAACTGGCTCTGCGCATGCTGGTCATTTTAGAGCTTTACTTAACGAACTCAAATTAAAAAGACAGTTTGAACCAGACTTAATCTTTATTGACTATCTAAATATATGTGCAAGTTCAAGAATGAAAGGAATGGGCGGTGCGATCAATTCATACTCTTACATTAAAGCAATTGCTGAAGAATTACGTGGCCTTGCGGTCGAGTTCGACATACCGATCTT